GCTTTAAGTCTACCTCAAAGGTTGCTACAAAAGCAGGATTGTTTCCTTGCTTTCTAATTAGACCAGTATTGCCGCCGGTATCTATCCTTGGTCCGCGCGCAGTGTAACTATAAGAAGCTATTGCTATAGCTCTATAGTTATTTTGTGCCTTTCCACCTGCAGCAGCTTTTGTCCAGTTAGGGACATTACTTAAAAAGTTACTTCCACCATAATCTTTTCCATGAATTAAAACTGCTTTTTCAGGATCAGAGGGAGTTACTTTATACTTAACAACAACTTGAAATTCTGCATATGCAGGATTATCGTCTCCTTTTACAGAAACGTGTCTTAATCCCCCAGGAAACTTAATATTTACTCGTACTCTATCTATTTCTTCTGCGCTATTTTGTGGGAGATTTAAAGAAGAGGAAGTAAGAGCTCCTGCAGCAGGACTCTGGCTGCCATTTGAGCCTTGCCCAGTAGTAACTCCAGAGACTAGCTTTAACTGTTGGCCCGATGGAATTATAAAATTTGCTGTCTGCGAGCCGCCTATTGATCTAGCCTCAGCATCGCCCTCTCTTGTTCCTCTTGAAAAATTAGCAGTTAAATTATCATAAGCTAAGTCAAGGCCAGTATTTTGTACATTATAAATATTGGGTACAACCACGGAAGAAAGACGAACGCGAGCAGAAGTTACATTTGTTTCTACAGCAGAGCTTAAGGTTGCTGTATTACCATTAGTAATAGAGCTTATTTTTTGTACTTCATCAATGCTTACTGTAGCACCAGAGTTAACCGCTGTGTATATTGGAGGAAAAATTGTAGCATTTGTACTTGAATTTACAGTTTGAACTATACCTCTGTACTCTCCTCCACTCCTTCCCGCACCGGCTATTCTTATAGTATATTTTGCTGTTGAAGGAAGAATAGCATGATTTCCATTTGTTGGATTAAGCTCGTGCTTGGAAGCAAAAATACCAGAAGCAGTACTTATATTACGAGTGCCTACTTTAAGCGCCTGGCTTGTTGTTGTATCACTCGGGCCTGCTCCTACTATTTGTAAATATCTGTCACCTTGCGATAAATCAATATTTAAAAATAACCCATTTGCATTTGTAACGGATGTGCCAGAAACTGTTGCAGTTCCTGATTTAGCTGTAGCTGTAGCTTTAGTTTCATCTAGCAAGGCTACGCCATTAAAAAATATACTGGCATACCCATTTACTAGACCGCCTATTTCACCCGCAGCGACTAAATCTATGAGAGCTGCGTGTTGGTTTTCATAAATTACTGCCATACATTATCTCCGTCATCTTCATCAAAATTAGAACCAGGATCAATTGTAGCATATGAGCCACTATTATTTACATAAGAAAAACTAATTGGAGCGCCTCCCACTATTAACTCACCATATGCTACAGGAACTGGTAGTCCTTGGGTTATATTATTTGTTGGTCCATTAAAAAGGTAAGACTCTGCTGTGCCTTGATCTGTTTCAGGTCCAGGAGCGAGTAATTGAGAAATACCTGTAAGTGCTAAATTTGTTGCGACACCTACTAAGGCTGTTCCTAGTACCCCTGATGTTATAGCATAAGTAGTGCTGGCTGCTCCTGTGGCTGAAGTTGCTGTCGTTGAAATTAAATTAAGGCCGCCGGGTACAATAAAAGCAACGGCAATGATAGCTATAGCTGCAAGTATTTTTGCTCCACCTGATTTTGAGCCAGAAGGAACTTCTGTTATGATAATATCTTCATCTTTTAAAGACAGCAACAGTTCATTTTCTGACTCTAAAAATTCTGATCCACGCTGTATTTCGTATCCAACATTTGCATCGCCTGCATCAACCAAATGCTGACGAAATCCAGAAGTTTGACATTCTATTAATTTAAATATATCACGAATGTTGTCGCAATCAGTATGCCAAACATCTCCGAACTTTGATATACTTCCATTTAAATAAACTGTTTGCATCTTACTATCCTATGAATATGTTTTCCCCACCCTGAATGGAGAGACTCCTTACAAGAGAGCCGATCAATTGCATGATGAATAAAATTATCTTCTCCTACATATACTCCGCAGTGGTTTGGAACATGAGAAAATACTTTAAAAATAATTCCATCGCCTATCTCAGGCGTATCTACCTCTTCGAACCCAAAAGCATCAAAAAGATCGTCAAAATAATTTAACCCTTCATCCCACCAATTATCTTGAAATACAGTTTTTGGAAGAATAAGATTAAAGTTTTCTTTGTAGTAATCTCTAACTAAAGAGTAACAATCTTGTGAGCCAAACTCATAGTCTCTTCCTAATAAAGGATTATTTATTTTTGGAGGAGTGAATGTATACTTTTCCTCATCTCTTAAAGAGTATATAGTATAAGGTATTTGTAGAAAACAGCTAGCTTTTTTATCGCCTGAACTCGGTTCACAAGAAGAATCAACATGGCTATGTATTATTGAGTGTATTGTACCTACTAGACTCGCCTCGATATACTCTTTCGGATCAATTACGAAATCTTCTTCAGGGTCATCTGCTATATTAGTACAAAACTTCCATACTAACTTTCCTTTTTTATTTATTAAAAGACCACAGCCCTCCTCTGGATAAACGCTGAGTAAGTCTTTTACTATTTCACTATCGTCGCTGTCGAACACCGGGAAATCCTCCAAAGGGAAGTGCAATATTAGAATTTGTTTCTACGGCTATACCCGCTGTTATAGAACTATGCTCTTTTGCATGAAATCGTAAAGAGCAAGACTTAATTTTTTTACCACAAATATCACCTTCTGTCCAAAAAACACCCTCTTGTACAGTATCATGGCTTCCACCAACCTGAGTAAACTTTGCTACTTGCCAAAGCTTTCCAGATTTAAGAACATAACTATTACATCTAGAGTCTGTATATCCATAATATGTTGTAGATGCTGAGTAATTCTGAAATACTCGCACACGCCTCCAAAGAGAAGGAGCTGTATCGGAAGGAGTAGCAGTTGTTGCTGCTAAAGCCTGCCAATACGCTACAACAGTTTCAGCAGACTGTCCATTTTTATTTAATTGTGTTTTTGACTCACTTGTACGATAATAATTACCTTTCGTTGCGTTCGTGGCTCCAGCAGTAAATACAGTAAAACTAATCGAAGAAGAAACTATGTATTCATCAAATTTATTCATAAAAACATTTGATGTATCAGTTGCTATGATAGTTTCATCCCAGCTACATCCACCTATTTTATTTACTTCTGATACAGATGCAGCAGCTCCTTTATACTTAAAAGGACAAGCTCCTCCAACAATTACTCTTCTGGGAAGTGTTATTCCTGCTAAGTCAAATGGTGCTGCTAACTCAAAAGTTATGCTCGCCACTGTTTTACTTTGTACTCTATCAATAATATATACTATTTTTGGAAACTCGACTGGAGGATTACCCGAACCAGAATCTCCTGTTCCTCCAACTAAATACTTTTCTAAAGTTGTTCTTCTAGTAAGTCTTTTTCCTATTAAATCTTGATGAGATAGGCCTCCAATTGCATCCGTAAATACTGTGCCCAAGTTACCAACGGATAAAGTAGGACGAGAATATGAACCATCAGAACTTATATCAAATCCTTCAGCCTGCATGGGTATTGCAGTGTAGGTAACAATATTTCCTGAAGAGTCTCGAAACTCTATATCCGTTAAATCTTCATCCACTCCTGCATAAAATCTCGCAAAAGAGCCAGAAGAATACTCTAGCTCATAAAGAAACACATAGCCAGAAGAAATTGTCTGTTTTTGTACATCTTTTACTAAATCACTCATGCTTCATAAATCCGTCTAAAAGTTGCTGTACAGGTATAGAAATCATCATACTCATAAGTCTGACTATAAGTATCACAGACAACTTTTATAGTTTTTTCAGAGCTACCGCCAACATTGCTATCTGGAATCGTAAAGTTAAAGGATGTAACTCCTGCTTTATTATCCAAAAATGCAATGATATCATCTATCTCTTCTTTTGTTCTATTTCTAAAAGTCAGTTTATAGTCTTCGGCAAGGTTATTTATCCCGTTCACAGCTCTCTGCTCATAGCCATCGCCAAAAGAAATTCTATGAACACGAGGTTTAGAGGATTTTGTAAATCCTTTATCTGGTATTCGTTGAGTATTTGTTAAGTCTGTAAATCCAAGTGCCATTATGCTGCTCCATAGGGGCTAAGAATACCTCCAGGACGTTTTTGTCTCTGTAGTTCCTCTTGTACAGCCATTGAAATAACTTTACCTAATTTAGCCCCCTGCCCCGGCTGAGCTGAGGCATCACTTTGAGCATTTCCTTGATTATCAATATTTACTGTGATGCCAATATTATTGCTCATTGCTCCTCCACGCATTTCGACAGGAATCTTATTTCCATCCGGTAAAGGTACAACTGCTTCATTACCATGTAACATTGCGGGGTATCCTGCCTGTGGGCCTCTTGCAATTCCTCCAGTAGAATATCCACCTGTTATTCCTCCATATCTAAAAGGTAAGAAAGATAAAATAGAAGAAAGAAAGCCACCATCCCCTCCAATACCCCCAAGCAATCCTTCGAATAAAGCACTAAAGCCGTCTGCACCACTCATAAGAGTTTTTCCTAATTTTGTTAAAAAGCCCCCTTCCGCTTGTTTATCGAAAATTGCACCGAAGTCATCTAAGAATGGTCGAAAAATACCTATTTTCGTTGCTCCAACAACCGCCTCATCCATACCACCTGGATTATGTACGGAACCCTCATACCCGGCTCCGCCTTTACCAAATAAATAGTTCATAAAACCACCCTTTTTTGGAGTAGCAGATGTACCACTTGCCAAGGCTCCTTGAGCACCTCCTGGGCTAGCATTGCTAGTGGGCGTACTTGTATAGGTTCCACCGCTTGACTCTATAATTGCTTTCTTGAAAAACTCTGATCCTATTTGAGAAGCATCTACTATTGCTTTATGTTGAATTTGTGCACCCGCTTCTATACCTTCTACAACTTTCTCTTTCATCAGCTCTTCTGGCGATTTAATACCAAATAATCCAGACATTATTTTAGTTGTAAACTGTTTTGCAAGAGTATCCGCAATAGCATTTCCTATGCCCTGAGCAATTCCTAAAATAGCATCTTTTATGCTATTCTCCTGCCCTTTAATTATAGCAGCTATCTTTGATTGTAAACCAGTTTCAAGTGCTTGAGCAGCACTATCCTGAATCTGCTTCATTTCATCTTTCTGACGTCTTAATAGCTCTAACTGAGTTTCAGATCTTTGAATAGCTATATTTTGTCTTTCGAGTTCTCTTTCTTTTTCTCCATTTATTCTTTGTGCAATGTCGAAGCGTTCTTGTTCTGCGTTGTTACCTTCTTGCACCAGTGAAAGCTCTTGGTCCAGTTTAGCCGGTGTCGCGTCTATAATATTCTGCTGGGCTTGCCGGGCAAGAAGTATGTTCTTTTGCTCTTTAAGAATCGCAGCCGATAGTTTAATTTCTTGCTGAACTAATCTTGTTTTTCCAATGCTTAATTGTTTTTCAGCATTATCAATCGCAGACGTTAGTCGCAATTCTTGTTGTTTTTGCTCATTTATTCTTGTTAGTAAACTTATTTGATCTTCTATTAATTTTTTTCTTGTTACTTCTTTCTCTAGAAGTTTTCCTGTCTCTTTATCTATCACGTCTATTAAGCTAGCTTCTAATTTTAATCCTCTAATTGCTGAATCAAATTCGTTCTCAGGCAAAAACTTTGAAAATATCTTTGAAACTGCTTGTATGTTTTTTGTTTGCTCAACAGTAAAAGAGTTAATTGCATTATTTAAGAGTAAGAACCTTTCTCTTGCTATGTCTAATCCTTCAGGGTTTTTACCTGTTTTATTTAACTCTTCTAAGGCTGCTCTATACTGCTTAACGGCCGGTGTGGATTTTAAATACTCATTAGTGGTATTATTTAAAAAGTCTAATTGTGCTTTTAACTGAGTAGCCAACTCTTTTGCAATGGGACTAGACTTTTCATTTTGTATAACAAAGTCAAAGTAAGTCTTATTATACTTACTTAAAATGGCTTCGCGCTCTGCTTCTTCTCTGGCTAAATCTCTCTGCGCCTTAATATTATTGTTATCAACCTTTAGTTTATTTTTAGATACTTTTATATTAAAATTTATAAGTTCGAGGCGTTTGCTCTCGCGTCGAGTTAAATTTGCAATCTGATTAGTGTACTCAGCAAGACTACCGCCCGCATCTTTAAACATATTCGCATCTACGGTGCTCTCTAGAGACTCTACAGGAATATTAGCAACTCTAGCTCCAAAAGCAGTTATAGCTTGTAAGCCTCTTTCAAGAGATGAATTTATTGCTTCTTGTCGCTCTGCAAAGGCTTCATTTTCTTTATTTATATTTTCAAGAGTTCTTAATAGTTCGTCAGCTTTTACACTTGTTTTTGTAACTTCTTCTTTTGTTCGAAAAAATGAAAAAGCTAAACTTCCAACAAGAGCGACGGTGGATGCAATCGAAAGAAAAGAAAATAGACCAGCAATTGCAGCACCCGCCACTCTTGCGCCTACAGCAACTTTTGTAAATGCTTTTGAAGCGCTTACACCTAGACTTACAAAACGTACTTTAGTTTTATTTATGCCCGCAGCTGTGTCGGCTGCCATTTTACCAGCAACTCTTTTATTATTTACTTCCATTTCAGTGAGAACTGAAAGTAATTCTTTTTTCCTTTTCTTATTTAATTTTGAATAAAGTCCACCTTGTTTATTTAAGCTTCTTTTTAAATTTCTTATTTGATTATTTTCTAACTGCCCTGAGTCTCGTAGCGTACTAATAAGGCTATTTTTTCTCAGTTTTGTTTCGCTTGCTATCTGAGATGCAACCGCTTTTCCTCTCTGAGAGATTGCTTTTTTTGCTTCTTTGGGGTCTAATGACTTCCTTTGTTGTACAGCAAACTCCTCTTGTTTTTGAGTCAAGGAATCATACATTTCCTCTGCCCTAAGAGTTACACTATCAAGTTTATCACCAAGATTATCTAGCTGCGGGAGAGCTGCTTTTGCTATTTGAGCAGTAAATGGAGCAAAGGCGAGTGCTATGAGTGCAGGAAATTGCGTAAGAGTAGTAGCGATTGGTCCAGCAAGCTCGACTGCCAATCCTCTAACTTGATTTATTAAGTCATCAAAGGCTTTTCCAAGTTTAGCAAACTCATTAGATGCAATAAGCCCAGAATCTGCAATATTTCCAAACTTCTCATCAACCTGAGCAAGAACATCTCGAGTAACGGCTTGACTTCGCTCAAAAGCTGATAAGTCGTTCGCATTTTTTCCTAGTGCTATTGCATAGTCATTTGTCGCTTTTTCTAGTCGTAAAATAATACCTAACTCATCCAGCAGTTCAGGCTCTGCTTTTGTTACACCACGAATTAAACGATTGAAGGAGTCTGTAAGATCTCTTCCAAGAGTAACAGAAGTTATTCTTGCTGCAGCACCTAGATCAACAAGTTGTTGTGCACTTAAACCTGCTGCAGTACCAATTGCAGCAGCTTGAGATGCATCTCTGAAGTTAATTTGAGCATCAGTAGCTGCAACAATATTATCAGTCAAAGACTTCATGGAGGTGCCAACAGTTGCAGCATAAGCAACTTGACCTTGCTGGAGCTGCCTCAGCGCGCCCGCCTCTTTTAGAAAGCCAAAAGCAGCAGTAACAGCAAAAATTTGTGCGGCAAGAGTTGCATAGGCAGGAACAAGACCTCCCGATATGCCGGAAGATAAGTTTGCAAAGTTTTTACCAGCAGAGCTTGCTGTTTGAGCCATCCCTCGTTGTGCGCGGCCTACACCTTTTGAGCCCTTCTCAGTATCAACCATAGCTTTTTTTAGCTTATTGGCGTTTACTGCAAGTCTCTCTGTTGTGCCTTTATCATCAACAATGACTTCAATAAATACTGTATTTTTTGCCATTAATTTACTCTAGTGCCTGACTTTGCTCGTCTTTCGGCTTCTTTTTGCTTTCTTGACAGCTCTTCTGCTCTGTGATTCACAACCATGTTTTCATACATCTTTGCAAAATAAATCACTGTTTTTTTGTTCTCTACTTCATACAAATCTAAGATGAAGTTTATCGGGCTCCAGTCTTTGCCTAAATACATTCCTGAAGATCCTTCCCAGCGATCTGATAATAAATCAAGCACAAAAAATGCCACTTGAACATCCTCTGGGAACGAAGAAGCCTCAAGTGGCATTTTAGTTGGATCTGGTTCTTGTCCGAGTTGTTCGCAAAGTTTTAGATACTTTGAAACATCAAGATTCTGAGTTGACTCTTTTACATATCGTTCAAGTAGCTTTTGAGTTGCTGCTACTTGTTCCCAGTAAAATTTTCTAAGTCACCTACTGTTTCTGTTACCCACGTATCAAAAGAGGTTGCATTCTTCATAAGAAGTTCTGCATTCTCTAAAGTAAAAGGCAACTCTGAATCCGGGTCCAGCTCTCCTATATCTACCAAAAGAAGCTCTTCTAGGTAACGATATTTAAGTCCGCTCCAACCCTTTATCACTGCTTTAGTATACTCTACAAGAAACTTATCATCATCAAGCTCTTCTTCTGCTTGATGAGTCTTTTTATTCCATTTTGTAGTAATACACTTCTTTCGTAGCTTAATTAGCTCCTCTCGTGCTAGGTAGCAGAGATCTACAGACATTCCCGTGTAGCCAGGAAAATCAATAGTAACAGTTTTACTTGGAGTCATTAAACTCGCTAAAGAAACAGGTGCATCGCTCATATAAAATCCTTTTAAAAATAGTAGCTTTTTTGAAGATTATATTATAAGAAAAAAGAGGGGAAATGTCAAGAATTATTTTTTACATGTAGAAAGAAAAAAGGGGCCGAAGCCCCTTTTTATTAGTCAGGAGTTACTCCTGTGTATTTTAGTGTCATTTCATTTGTGCTTGCAATTGTGGATGGCAATGCTTGAAAGGTTGTTTCTAGTGAAATAACATCTTCAATAGAGTGACTTGGAATCTCAAAGTGTGCTGTTGGGAAAGTCATATTTAAGGAAGGTGCTGATGCACCCCCAATCTTAAACTCTGTAGCAAAAGAGTTTACAACTTTACTTCTAGCAGCCGTTGAGGTTAAATCATTAAAGAAGTCTGTTGATGTTCCTGTATTACTATTAGAATCCAATCCAAGATAACAACTAAAATTACCACTAATAGATCTAGCACCAGTAACATGTCCCAAAGGCAAGTTTACAGATCCAATTGTCTCAGGAGTAAGAAACGTCATATTATTTGATACGGTTACTGATCCTCCAATTAAAGTAAGAGTATATACACCACTTCCAGAACCCGGGAAAGTTGTAGTATCTCCTGCAGTAATTGTTAGTTGAGTAAGTCTGTTACGAATATAATTATTCGTAGAATTAATCGCTTCAAAAACAGTTCGAGTAGGTTTAGCGTCTTCTGTTAGAGTTTTTGCAAAACCTGACCAATTAAGGGTTGCAATTCCATCAATATCAAAATCAATGGTTACTTCATTTACAACTGCGTCTGCCATTTTATACACTACGCCATTAGCACCCCCGTCATCAAGAGAGAAAAATATATCTGCTGTGCCCAGAACGGACTTATTAGAGCTAGTAAATGCAATATCTAAGTCTGTAGCATCTGAAGTAAATCCCGTTAAAGCAAATGCTTGGCTTGCTGAAGGTGCAGTATAAGTTGCATCTCCAACCATCAAAGCCCAAAGTACTTCTTCTACAGCATGATGCGCCTGAGTACCATTCTTCTCGGCATTTCCTGCAGTATTTGTTCCTGCAGATTTAAAAGGACGAGCATAGGTACTAAAAGACCACTCTACTGGAGCTAGAGAGTCATTAAATACACGACGTCCGCGCTTACTGACACCACTTGAGTCTTCCATTTCTGCAAGAACTACTTCGGTAGAATTATTTGCTTGTGAAAAACTGAATCCATCTAGTAGAGGAATTTCCCATACTGATGACCCAATCTTAACGTACATCTTAGTATCTCTACTAAAATATAAAGTATCAACTGCCATAGTTTATCTCCTATGTATCTTGAAAAGACTTGGACGTGAACGTTTGTTCTTGCCAGTATTTTCTAGTATCGAACCTCTATTAGTATTTCTCCAACACCAAGGGGTTCCAGTACTCCTTCATCAGTATCAATACTGACGACTGTTATTTGTTGAGTAGTAAAAGCATTGTTTAGTTTATCCACATACTCTAATCGTGAGTTTTCTTCAATAACTGTTTCTACGTCTTCCATTAACCTGTTTAAAGCATCTTGGGCGTCTTCTTCATTTACATAACAACGAAGCGTTATTACTAAAAATCTATCTTTATACCCACTTGCTTGATACTGTCTGGTTTCGCTTCCAGCATTTAAATGCACTGCAGGAAACTCATCAACTTCATCCCAGAACTTCAAAAACGGAAACACTTGATTATTTAAATCTACTAAGTATGCTCCCGCTCCGTTTATATCTTTTAACTTTGCTGTTAGAGCCTCTACTATATTAGAGCGTCGCGAAGTATATGTTCTTTCTGTGCTGCTCACTAAAGTCTCCTAGTATATAAACGAGTTGTCACCAATTGTGCCGCTATCTCTCTTATAGATTTATCTATAAGAGATCTTGGGTCTCTTTCAGCACTACTAAATCTAGTACCGCTAGAACTTTCAAAAACTTGATAAGGATTTTTTTCGTAAGTATACCCTATACTTGCGTATCCTTGTCGAGTAGTAGATACATCTGTAACTCTTACGCTTCCAGCAAAGTTTCCTGTTCTGTTTTCAAGTCTTGGAAACTTCATATTTTTAATAACAGTTTCTGGCAGCTTTTGATTAAGTAAAGCAAATAAAGTTATACTTGATTGCTTTCTATTTTCATTATCAGTAAATTTAACTACACCGGCTTTTATATTATCACTAAAGCCTTTTGCTTTAGATGCTTTACTTTTACGAGTTTTTGTAGCCTTAGACTTTTTATTTTCAATTTTTTGTTTTTTAATACTGTTTTTTATTTTTCGACCTTTTATATCTGCAAAACTATTCAGTATCTCAGCTTCTCTTCGCTCTCTACTACTCATAGAGCCTTTCAAGTTTGGTACGTCTAATTTCTCTACTATTGCTTGCAGACTTTTATTTATATCACCAGCCGCTTTTCTTTCTTCCTCTCTACCCCTCTTTTTATTAAGATAGTCACTTTCTAGTGATATATCAATATAGTCTTTTCGTTTTCCTGGCTTTTTCATAACAGAAAAGCCTATATCATGTGATAGCTCTCTTATAAAAGGAACTACAGAAGGATCTGCCTTAGATGAAAACATAAATAAAGCATTTTGAACTGCTGCTTTTCGTTGAGAAGAAACCGCCGAACCTTCAGAGTGCCCAATGTTTATAAAAGCTGCTGGATCAATTTCTTCTAACTTATTCTTTCGTGAATTGTTTAGTATTTTTATTTGCTTGTTTAAATTCTGTACTAATCTTTTTTGGGCTCGTTGCTTTATTCTTCTAAAATACTGAAAAACTTTTCTTGTACCTTTCCCATCTTTTACACCAATCATTACTGTAAGTTTTTTAGATGTAGCTTTAAAATTTGAGGTATAGTATACCCGTCTATTACCTTCAAAGTTAGAAGGATGAAGAACTTTTTTGAAATAATCAAATATTAAGTCAACTTCATCTTCAATAATTTTTTCTATGCTGTTTGGAAGTTTCTTAAATCCTCCTCGTAATAGCATCTCTTGTTTAATTTCTTTTGTTAGAGTTCCTTTCTCTATAGTGAGATAATGAGCTTTTGTATCAGAAACTAAACGTCTGTATGCTTCTGAGTTTTTACCCAGCTCTGCATCGAGTCTTTCTAGTAATTGTTTTAAATCTTTTTGAGCCATTAGAAGTTTTTATATAAATCAAGAACTCTTTTTATATGATCGGGAAAACTTACAGCATCAGGCAAAGATGTAGTGCCTTGATTTTGTATAGTTGCTCCCCCCAGAGTTCTTCTTTCTTTATGCTCGCGTTTAAAGTAGTATGTTACTAAGTCATTTACAGCTAATCTTAAATCTGTAGGAGTACTTGAGTACCCTGCAGTATACGTTATCTTCACTGCAGCGACACCCCTTGGCCAGTTTTTATAACCAGATCCTGCCACATATAGTACACTGTCCGTCTTTTTATCTAAGTAATACTCTGTGGTCGGCACGGTGGTATAACTAGCTGTGACAGAATCTCGTTTTTCAACAGAAACAATAGCATTGACTGGACTTTCTGTAAGTTGTACAAGATAAGTGCTCCAGTCAATGTTGAATTCCTCTACTTTATTTGTCGAGAAAAAATCTATTATAGAATTACCGCAGTAAGTTTTTACTAATTGACTTATAGCTGGAATTATAGATTGAAGACGCAGGTCATCTTTAGGGTTAGATAAACCTTCTGCCTCTTTATACTGCGCTAATGTAATTAAATCTGCCATAAGTAAATTAGTAAAAACTGGGGGAGGTAGGCCTCCCCCGAGTCTCTAGGATATACCTGTAGTATTAAGCTACAGAGTCTATCTTAATTGAAGGTTGATCGGCTGATGCGCCTGCTACAAGCTCTTCAAAACCAAGTGATTGAGTAGCAACGATTACTCGACGCTGATTCATCACTTCGTAGTCTTGCTCAACTGATACACCACGAAGACGTGGCATTACATAGTTACGAGCATATACTGCGAATGCTACTGGAGCGTCGGCTGCTTCTGCAGGAAACTCTTCAGATACCACTACGGGTGAACCGAATACTGCACCCAAGCTACCAGTTACTCGTACGGCCAAGTCGTTGCCAACTTCGTCCAGAGTCTGGAATGCTGAGTCGCTCAACAGATCATAGTACATTGCTTGGCTAACGATGTATACTACATCAGAGGGGCTCAAGCCGTACTTGCCCATTTGCTTACGAGCAGCCAATAGCTGAGCTGCTGTCATCGTAGC